TGGCAGCGAACGTGGGCGGCATCGGAAAGAACATGCAGGCCCCAGGTGAGATCGCTCACGACAACCTTGCCATGGGGCTCAACGTCGTCGAGCAGTCTAGGGCTCACGCAGTCAAAAAGATCGTCTACGTCGGGACGGTTTGCTCCTACCCAAAGTTCTGTCCGGCCCCGTTCTCGGAGAACACGTTCTGGGAGGGCTACCCAGAGGAGACAAACGCCCCGTACGGCGTCGCCAAGAAGGCAATTGGCGTGCTCCTGCAGGCCTACCACAAGCAGTACGGCCTCAAATCTGCCTACGTCGTGCCGGTGAATCTCTACGGCCCAGGCGACAACTTCAACGAGTCGAGCAGCCATGTGATTCCGGCCATGATTCGTCGCTTCTGCCAGGCAGTCGACGAGGGAGAGACTGAGGTCACCTGCTGGGGAACGGGAAGAGCGTCTCGCGAGTTCCTCTACGCTCCAGACGCAGCCAAGGCGATTGTCCTCGCAGCCTCGAAGGTCGACACTCCTGAGCCCATCAACCTCGGAAGCGGCGACGAGATCAACATGATGTCGCTCGCGACCGTGATTGGCTCAGCCTGCGGCTTCGAGGGGACGGTGAAGTGGGACACATCGAAGCCAGATGGGCAGCCTAGAAGGCTTCTCGACTGCTCTAGGGCAAGGACTGAGCTTGGCTGGGTCGCCAGGACTGGCTTCCAGACAGGCATTTCGAGGACTGTTGAGTGGTGGCGGAACTTCAGGCTCCCTTCTTAGCCGTGGTACGGTGAAAACATGGCATCTGAATACTCGATTCTTCCGAGCAACTTGAACTTGTCCTTCGTGAGAGGCGACGAGTTCGGCATGCTTCTTGACTTCGATGTCGACCTCTCTGGGGGCTACGCTTTCACTGCCCCTGTCTATGAGGTCAGTCGAGTCTCAAACGGCTCAGTGACTGCTGGCACCACCCCGCTGAGCTTCACGACAACGGCAGTGAGCCTCGCAAGCGGGCAGATCAACCTGTCGCTGCAAGAGAACCAGACCACAGCCCTCGACCCGGCGAAAAGCTATCGCTGGTACCTGCGTTGGGTTAGCCCGACTCTGGTGACAAGAACTGTCCTCTCCGGGTCAATCACAGTCGGAGACCCGTGATGCCCTCATCGATCAACGTCACTGTCTCTGGTGGTGGCTCGATCGTTGCCGCAGTTGGCGGAAACGTCACCGCGGCGAGCGTGGGCGTTTCTGTCTCTGGAGGCATCGGTCCTGCTGCTGTTGTCAGCAACACGACGCTTCTCGGCGTCAGCCAGCTTGTTGCAGGGGCCAACATCACTGTCGCCACAACAAGTGGCACCATCACAGTGATCGGCCGGGACATTCCTGTCCTGGCTGTCCAGGGCAGGACAGGGAACGTCACCCTGACCCTAGCTGACATCTCCGCAGCCTCAGCGACGCACACGCACAACATCTCCCAGATGGGTGGCTCTGTTGTCTTTTCTGTCGCTGGCAGGACTGGCACGGTCACCCTCTCCACAACAGACGTCAGCGGGTACTCTGCCCCGCAAGTCTTCTCTGTTGCGGGCAGGACTGGCAGTGTCACTCTCACGACAACAGACGTCAGTGGGTACTCTGCGCCGAAGGTCTTCTCTGTTGCAGGCAGAACAGGCACGATCACGCTCTCTACGACCGATATCAGCGGGTACTCTGCACCGCAAGTCTTCTCTGTTGCAGGAAGAACCGGCAGTGTCACGCTGTCTACCACAGACGTAAGCGGGTACTCTGCACCTTCTTTCCTGTCCCTGAACGGGCTGACTGGCACGCCACTGATCGTTGGGGTCAACATTACGGTGACCACATCAGCCGGCCAGATCAGCATTCAAGCGGCGACAAGCTCTTCCAGCCGCCTTTTTCCATCATTCGTCTTCGGAGGATAAGACTTGGCCGCTCCAAACTTGGTCAGTGCCGCAAACTGCTACCTGAAGAACTCCTCGGGGACCATCAGCACCAATAGCGGGACTTCTGCAGTGGCTGTAGCCTCCAACGCAGCCTCAAGCGGCAAGGCTCTCAAGGTCTCGTCTCTGACTCTTGCCAACTGCGACACATCAACGGCTGTTTACGTGACTTGCCAGCTTTTCAACGGGCAAACGACGACCGTCTCGATGTCGATCTGCTTCGGAGTAAGCATTCCAGCGAGGGCAACGCTCACTGTTGTCGGCCGAGACTCGCCTGTTTACTTAGCAGAAGGCGACGTCATTCGCGCTTTCGCCGCTTCTTCGAGTCGAGTTGATGCCGTGGCTAGCTACGAAGAGATTTCTTGATGCTTATCCGGCCTGGCAGGGTCTTTGGCGTCACTGTTTCGCCCAACTCCACAACAGCAAGCGGAGTCTGGAGCCTCAGGGACATGCTTTCGTCACGGTCGACGTCGTCCTGGCCAATGCCTGGTCTTTTTGCCCCAGACACCCCAGTAGCATCAAGATGCGAAGGCTCTTACCTTGCGGCTTCTTGGAACAGCTACACAGGAGGCTCTGTTGCAAGCTACACCCTTGAGTGGAGGTCAAGGGTAAATGGGTCTTCCACTTACTCTTCTTCCACATCAGTTCCTATGTCTACAAGTCCTAAGACTGGCATTGAACTCATGGCTGTCGACACATTTTACAGCGTAAGAGTGCAGGCCTCCCTCACTGACTCTAGCTCTTCTCCATGGAGCAACTGGAGCGATGAGGTTAAGAGATTCCCTGCTGTCGTAGTCGAAGCGCCCACACTGGTAAAGCAAAGCGTTTTCGCTGTCAGGGCTACTTCAGCCAGCAGCATAAATGCATCAGAGGACTACTCTCTTGTCTCCATTGATCTTGAGCTTTACTCATCAAGTGATGGAGTCACTTATGGGCTAGAGAACTCGACAGTTTCAGCAACTCCTGGGGCTTTTCTCACTACTCCACCAGACTCTCCATACTACAGAGCCAGGCAGAGATACAACTATCAACGATTTGGCTGCGGAAGCACTGTGGTCACTTCAAGCTGGAGCACCTACTCCAGTCTCACAGTCTGATGCCAAAAAGATTTGAGTTCTTCAGGCCCAAGAAGCCCAAGCAGAAACAAGTTGGCCCCTCTTTCTCAAAGAGGTATGGGGGCAAGTCCTGGGCAGCCACAAGAAAGAGGGTTCTGGCCAGGGACAACTGGCAGTGCGTGAAGTGCAAGAGAGTCTGCTCAGACAAGTGGGAAGCCCAGGTTGACCACATTGTCAGAAAGGAAGTCTCCAATGATGACTCTGAAGACAACCTCCAGACCCTCTGTTTCAGGTGCCATGGCCAGAAGTCCCTGGGCGAGAAACTTGCTTTACGGGGCGAACCCCAACCGGCGACAATAGGGGTACCCGGAGGGAGTGTCGTTCGAGTTTTGTCCAACGAGCCCAGCGCCCCTGCGGCTCCCCCCTGTGTGCGCCTGCAAAACTCCGAGGGGGGGCTTTCCGAGGAATCGCCGTGACCCTTGCCCGCTACGCCCGAGCCCTGGGCAACCTCCTCATCTGGGCAGCAGCCGCCGCCGGCTACCCGGTCGCCCTGGCCGGCTCCCGCCTCTGTGGCCTGGCTGACCGACTCGAAGGCAGGGCACCGTGAGCAGGCCTCCGCTTCCGACAGCCCTCAAGGCACTCCGGGGAAACCCAGGCCAGAGGCCGCTCAACGACGCCGAGCCCCTCCCGCCCGACGCAGACTTGGACCCACCCGAGAACCTGACCGACACCGGCCGCGAAAAGTGGGTCGAGCTTGCCGTCCTCCTGGCTCGCATGAAGGTCTTCACCCAGGCCGACCGGACAACGCTCGAACGCTACTGCCTCCTTCACGAGCAGTGGCTCATCGTCGTGGCCCATGTCCGCGAGCACGGCATGACCCAGTTGACCTCGACTGGCTACTCGCAGATCACCGCCGAGGGAACGCTTTTCAAGTCCCTGCCAGGTGAGCTTTTGAAGATCGAGCGTGAGTTCGGCATGACCCCGGCCGCTCGATCGTCTCTCAGGTTGCCAAGTGCCCCTGCCCCCGAAGACCCACTGGAAGCGTATCTCCAAGGCCGAAGCGGCTGAGAAGGGCTACGCCTACTACTACGACCAGCGAAGAGCGGACCACGTTGTCGCGTTCTTCGACAGGTTCCTCGTTCACTCGAAGGGCAAGTTTGCGGGCAAGCCCTTCAAGCTGCTGGACTGGCAGCGAAAGGACGTCATCGAAGAGCTTTTTGGTTGGCTCCGAGTCTCCGACGACACCAGAAGGTTTCGCGTCGGGTACATAGAGCTACCCAAAAAGAATGGTCGCTGCCCCCCGCTAGCTGCCCGCTGGCGGGGGGAGCACCAAAGGCAAATCAACTCTTCTCTCTGGACTTGGACTCTACATGCTCGTCGCCGACGGCGAGCCATCTGCCGAAGTCATCGGCTGTGCTACATCGCGAGAGCAGGCATCTATCATCGCCAAGCAGATGTACGAGCTTGTTCGTGCAAGCCCAAGTCTCGCTCGAAGGCTGGAGATCATCGAGAGCCGCAAGACCATCGCTTGTGTGCCAACGAGCAGCAGCTACAAGGTCATTTCCAGCGACTCGAACCGTGCCGAGGGTCTCAACATCTCGTGTCTCCTGGCGGACGAGCTTCACGCATTCAAGGACCGGCGCCTGTGGGACTCGCTCAGGTACGGAGGCGCCTCCAGAAGCCAGCCTTTACTGTTAGCGATTTCGACAGCCGGCTCAGAGCGAAACGTGTGCTGGGAGCAGCACGACTACGCACTGAAAGTCTCGGTCGACCCAGCGTTCGACCCCTCGTTCTTTGCCTATGTCCGCGGGGCGACGATCGACGACGACTACAGGTCGCCAGAAGTGTGGAGGGCTGCAAACCCGTCTTTCGGCGTCACGATGGACGAAGAGTCGTTTGCCTCTGACGTCAAGGAAGCCGAGCAGAGCATCTCCAAGCTGGCCTCTTTCTTGAGGTACCGGCTGGACATCTGGGTGCAGGGCGAGAACAAGTTCATTCGCCTCGACTCCTGGGAGAAGTGCAAGGGCATGTCTCCCAGGCTCGACGCCTCCAGGGTGTGGCATTGCGGGCTCGATCTTGCCCAGACCTGGGACGTCAACGCCATGGTTGCTGTCTCCAGAGACCCGACAGACGACGTCTTCGATGTCCTCTGCAAGTTCTGGATACCCGGCGAGAACGCACACCAGCGAGACATCAAAGAGGGCTTTTCCTACACGCAGTGGTCGAAAGACGAGACCTGCGGGCTCACGCTCACCCCCGGCGACACCTGCGACTACGACTTCATCAAGCGGGACATTCTCCAGTTCTGCAGGGAGCGGACAGTGAAGGAGATAGTCACCGACCCGCACAACAGCCATTACCTCGTCCAGCAACTTGAGGCAGAGGGCTGTGTCGTGAGAGGATACAGTCAGTCGCCCTCTTCGATGAACACGCCGACGAAGTTTCTTGAGACGCTGATTTCGCAGGGGCGGCTACGCACAAACGCAAACCCGCTGCTCGACTACATGGCAGCCAACGCAACTGCCAAGGTTGACAGCAAGGGGTACATCAAGATCGTGAAGCCCGCCCCGCACTCCCCGCAGCGAGTTGACGGCATGATTGCCCTCGTCATGGCACTCGCCAGCGCGAGCGATGCGGACTTCAAGAGCCCTGTCCTTGAGCCGGAGATTCTGGTGATATGAGCGAATCGAGGGCACTTTCGGACATCATCTGGACTCCAGACAACGAAGCACTCAGCAGCCGAGCGATGTCGCTCCCGTCGCCTGAGGTTCGCTCGATCTCGTGGAACAACCTGCTTCTCTCTGACGAGATGTTCTCTGGGAAGTGGACGACGGCTTCCGAAGTCCGCATCAACCCAGAGACCTGCATTCAGAGCACTGTGCTCCTGGCATGCGCTCGCATTCTCAGCGAGACCATTTCGGGCATGCCCCTCAACGTCTACCGCAAAACGAAGGACGGACATCGAGAGTACGCCACTGAGTGCCCGCTCAACAAAGTCCTGGGCTTTGCTCCCAACGAGTGGCAGACCAAGTTCGAGTGGCTTGAGCAGCTTGTCTTCACAACCTGCATCTGGGGGAACAACTACACCCTGGTGCAGTCAGGCAAGTACGGGGCAGTCAGCCTTCTGCACCACCTCCACCCGAGCAACATGAAGGTGGAGCGGCTGGAGAACGGCAGGCTCAAGTACACCTACAACGACCCCGAGAAGGGTCGCATGATTCCGTACACGCAAGATCAGATCATGCATGTGCGTTGGACCCCAGAGCCCGACGGCGTGAAGGGCATGATGCCCATCGAGATCGCTCGCGACGCCATCGCGCTTGCCAGGGCGACCGAGATTTACGCCAGCAAGTTCTGGGCGAACATGGGTCGGCCTGGCTTCGTGCTCCAGACAGACCAGGCTATCAATGCCGAGTCTGCCGAGAGACTCAGGGACAACTGGGAGCGAATGCACCGCGGCGTGCACAACGCTTGGAAGACCGCGGTGCTCACCAACGGCCTCAAGGCCGAGCCGATGGGCTCGTCGAACTCCGACAGCCAGTTCCTTGAGGTTCGCCGATTCCAGTGCGAGGAAATCTGCCGAGTATTTAGGCTCCCGATCGCGCTAGTCCAGGGCCAGTCCACCGGCGGAGACTTGGAGACTCAGGGCCAGGAGTTCGTGACCTACACGCTGATGCCCTGGCTCAAGCGAATCGAGCAGGCCATCTCTCGGTCGCTGATCTACGACGACGACGTCTACTTCGCCGAGTTCGACACATCGGACCTCATGCGGGGAAACAGCGGGCAGCGGGCCAGCTACCTGTCGTCGATGCTCAACCTTGGTCTGATGACGATCAACGAGGCTCGCAAGTACGAGCAGCTTGGCAGCATCGGCCCCGACGGCGACCACCACATGGTCGCGATGAACCTCCAGCCGCTCTCGGAGGCTGTGAAGCCCAAGCCCGAGCAGCCCCCACCAGGCGCCATGCCGCCTGGTGCCCCTCCCGGCCCTGACGAGGGAGGCCCGCCGAAGAAGGAACCAGACGGCCCGCCATCGCTGTCCGAGGTGAAGACAGGCGTCGCCCCCATGAAGGCAGTCATGGGCAAGCCCTCGCCCCCCAAGCCCGCGGTCGACAATCGCTCTTTCTGTCCCACAGGCGCCGGCGGCGGCATCGACAACTCGTGCGGCGCCGGAAGTGGCGGAGACCCAGGAGTCAACGTCGGCAAGATTCTCGAAAAGATCGCTGCCAACCCCGACGGGTTCACGCTCGACAGGCTCACTGCAGAGCAACCCAGCGACGGCATCATGGTCAGCGAGTTCCCCAACGACTCGAAGAGGTCGCTGAGCTTCGACGCCGACAAGGTCGAGACAGCCGAGACTCGCGACAGTCTTGTCTCCTGGCTCGTCAACAACCTTGACGTCATGGAGGGCAGGCCTGATCGATACATCGGCGGCTGGACTGAAGACAACAAGTTCTACCTGGACGTTGCGACTAGGTTTCCTCCAGACAAAGCCAAGGAAGCTCTCGAAGCCGGGAGGGCAGCCGGGCAACTTGCAGTCTTCAACTTGGGCAACTTCAAAGAGACTTGGGTCAAGTACACCGACGACGACTCTCGCAAGCCCAAAGACTGGAACAAGGCTTTCGACAAGGCGAAGACAAAGAGCGCAGGTCGAGAGCCTGGCTCTGATGCCGATCTTGACCAGCACGGAATGCACTCTGTTCGCAGCATCGTCGTGGACCGGCTTGTGAGCAGAGGCTACACTTACACCGAAGCGTCGCGGCTCGTCGAAGCGGCCGAGCTTCAGCGAGTCGCAGAGGAGATCGACTATGAGCAGCGTTCAGCGAGTGGACATTCCAGGCAAGGGCTCAGCCATCGAAGCGTATCGCGCCTTTCGGGCCTGGGCCGAAGCGAAGGCCGCGGAGAAGGGCAAGAAGCTCGACCCTTCTTGGTACAAAGATGGGCCGGAAGACCTTCCTCAACTCTACGCTCAGAGCGCCGCACCTACTGCCCCACCGGAGAAGGCGGCGGGGTAGACAACACTTGCGGGAACAATGAGCCAGGCCAGGGCGGAGAAGGCCTGAAGCGTGGTGTTGATGTGATGATCGGCGGAATGCCGACTGTTGCCGTCATCGACAAAGAGTCGATCTCGCGAGCCGCCAAGGACTACGCCGAGCACCCCAAGCCAGAGGGCTACTCTCCGGGTGCCGCTACCGACCTGTGGGAAAGGAATGACTTTGTTACGAGAGGCAATCCCCTCTCGCCAAACAAAATCACCGCCCACGGCGAGATGTTCCACGAGACAGCCGTCGGCGACAATGGCCTGTCTATCGACATCACAGCCGTCGGCCAGTACCTCTCCAGCCGCCACATCGAGGAGAGGAAGCAAGTCGGCGGAGGCGTCGGCCCGACTGCCATCATCGACACAGCAAAGCCTCTGTCGGACAAGCAGCGAGAGTACATCACCGGCGCGCTAACTGCCGACGTCCTCCACGCCTACGAGCGAGGCTTGAGCCCAGGCTTCTACAGCGACGATCTGGGCAAGACAATGTCCACGATGGCTCTGATTCACCCGGAGCTTGAGACTGACGAAAACGCTCGCTTTGTCTTCACCGCGATCACCGCGATTACGAGCAACGGCCTCACTCCTGACAAGAACCTGTCGCTTGCGAATGACTTGTATTCGATGTTCAAGGAGCACGGCACTGTCGTTCCCGACGGAGCCACGGGCTCTGGAGACAGGGCAAAATCCGCGAAGGCATCGCTCAAGATGATGCAGTCTATGATGGACTCGTTTGGAGTCGATCGCACTCGCAGGCTGTTGTCTGGATACGCCCCTGTCAGCCGAGTGAACGCTGTTCTCAAGAAGCTCTCTGAGAAGTCGAAGAACGAGGAGTGGCGAGAAGCCAGCGGCACATCGTCGCCGTGGCTCTTCGAGGAAAACGCCAAGGGGAGCGGCAAGAAGAGGGAGATGGTTTCGTCTTCAGACGAAAAGCCAACCTCGGTCGTTCCTGTTGCCGCCATCTTCGGCCCCAAGATCGGCGCGTTCTTCGCGAACCTCTCTGGCAAGCATGACTTCGTGACGATGGACCGATGGCTTATGAGGTCCGTCGGAAGGGTGTCTGGTGAGCTTGTGACTCGGAGCACTCCGAAGTCTGCCTCCAGCCAGGCAAAGACATGCCTGGGAGCCATCTCGGCGAACAGCAGCCGCGGACTGCTGTTCGGCTCAGGACTCACTCGCGCTCAAGTCGTCCGGTCGCTCAAGATTCAGCAGAAGACCGGAGTCATTGAGGAGGGCGGTGCAGCTTACGCCTGGGCCAAGGCCGGCTCGTCCTCGTTCCAAAACACCCCCAAGACTCCCGCCTCTGACGGCAATCCGCCTTCCGGTCAGTATGGAAAAACAGGCAATGAGGTGACCGACAAGGCTCATGTAGCCGCCAATACGCTCAAGAAGTCGCTCGTTAGAGAGCAGCAGATTCCAAAGAGTTCCACAGCACGAGTCAACATCAGAGAGATCGTCTCCGACGTCGTGAAGAACGTCGAGAAGAGATACCCCGACAGGGCTGGGAAAGTTCACAGGGACGAAGTCCAGGCGATTCTCTGGCAGTACGAGAAGAATCTCTTCAAGCACCTCGGTGCAGACACAGAGATCGACGAGAACTCGCTGTTCTCGGCAGCCGCAGACAAAGTTCTTTCTGATAGCCGAGAGGGCAAGACAGAGAAGCTGAAGCCGGCAGGCCGGCACCAGTCCCGCAGCCAGCAGGCATCTAGAGAGTTTCGCGACATCAACAGCGACGTTGGGCCGTTCGACGTCGAGCAGGCTGACTGGGACAGCGACCTGGCTCAGTCAGGCATCGACCCTGTCGAGTTGTTCGCCGAGATCGAGAAGCTCCTCGACGACGACGACACTCCGCCGGACGACGAAGACAATGGCGACGACGACACCCCCCCGATGCCGACCCTCGGCTCGACGCGGAGGCCTCTGCGTGCTGAGTCCCGCACCTACTGCCCCACAGGCGACGGCGGCGGACTGGGCAACTCCTGCGGAAAAGGCGAGCCGGCGGCACGCACTCCTTCGGGAAAGCTAAAGCTCTCGAAAGAGGAGAAGACAGAGTTGAAGGCGAAGCTCAGGGAGCTTCCGCAAGAGATTCCCATCGGCCACGATGCTCTTGTCCGCACAAAGCCTTTTGTTCCTTCTCAAGGCACCAGGAACTCTGACTTCACGAAAGTCCCAGGCGACGATTCGCTCAAGGAGGCCATGGGCAAGAATGCTCTCGCTCCTGCTGACAAGACTATCTCGGGCATGTCGATCTCGAAGGGCGAGTCCTACATCGGCTTTCACCGAGACTTGCCGAAGGGAACTCCAGTGGCGTTTCGCATCGACATTCCCACCTTCGATAGATCATCGAAAAAAGGTGCGACAGTCTATTCGGTGACGATTCACGAGGACAGCGGCAGGGGCAGCAAGGAAGTCGGAGACCGCATGGGGCATGATGGCATTGCCCGCATGACTGGTCCCGTTCAGTTCAAGCCAGACAGCGTCGGCGCACTGGACATCGCAGGAGGCGCAGAGAACAAGTACCCCGCGGCAACCGTCAAGGGGAAGTTCGACCCAAGCCGAAAGGTTCCAGGCGACATCGACGAATGGACTCCCGTGGGCTTCGACCCTGAGAAGGCAGCCTACTTTTACGACAAGAAAACCGGCCAGGAAGTCACCGGCGGGACAGACGCAGTCAGCACTGGCAACACTGTCTTCACCAGGAAACCGAAGTACGGCTCGCGAAACGCCAAGACCCACTACCGATCGCTCGACGAGATGATGGCTGTCGACTCGTGGGGGCTTGAGTCTCGTGCCTTCTGCCCAACAGGCAACGACGGCGGCATCGACAACTCGTGCTCGTCGAAGCCAACGATCGGCGTCAACATCAACGACAAGGAACAGGATTTCACTGTTCAGATTCTGGACGGCGTCAAGACCACGGAGACCAGGATCACTGACTCGCTGCGACCCTACGTTGGAAAGACCGTTGGCATCGTGCGGACTGGCAAAGGCAAAGCCACTCTTGTCGGCACGATGAAAATCGGCGAGCCAAAGTTCTACAAGTCGGCCAAGGAGTTTGACGCGGATTTTGACAAGCAT